CAGACTTGAAAGATCAGTCTGGTTTCAAAGGTAGCAAGACACCATTGACCCGTGCAGACAAGACACAAGGCGACATGAAGCCAGTCAAGACTTCTGCTTCTGCTGTCAATGTTCCTGCATTCCAAGAATCAGTATTTGTCAATGCACCAATGATTAGCGAATCAGATGAAGATTCGATTATTGTTGAACTTCTCAATGGTGATACAATTGAAATCAACGAAGACACATACAACGCAATCGTTGATGTATTCGAAGAACTAACAACAGGCAATCGTGAAGTTTTCCGCGCGGCTATCAATGAAAGCGCAGATACATTTGAGCGTATTCTTGATTTCGTAGCTTCTGCTATTGAGGAGCAAGACTAATGGCTGCTGAAGGTATTGTAAATAAACACGTCAAGGGCGGATGGTTTATTGCCAAGTTCAACGCTAGTGGTTTCATCAAAAGAAATCATCCAACTGCAACGATTGGTGCTAACTCAGCAGGCGAAAACGTTACTCGTATGAACATTGTTTCAGCCGAGTGGTCTTGCGGTAACAATGTGCACTGGGTAGTTCAGCGTGGCTCAAATACAGTTCTATTGCTGACAGACGGTCAACACGTTATGGATCTTTCAGATTCACGTCTTATCGATAATGGCGACGCGGAAGCAACATCAAATGTTGTTGTGACAAAAGTTGGTACAGGTCCTGCCACACTTATTCTAAAGTTGCATAAGACAACTTCAATCTCTGGAGGCTCGCAATACTAATGAAACTCATCTGCGAAGTCAACGAAAATTTACAGATCATTACTGAAGCTAATGAAGCAGGTGAGAAGCAGTATTTCCTAGAAGGCATTTTGATGCAGGGAAATATCGGTAACAAAAATGGTCGTGTATACCCAACAGACACACTAGCTAACGAAGTTGCGCGTTATAATCGTGAGTTCGTTCAGCAAAATCGCGCTTATGGTGAGCTTGGTCATCCACAAGGACCAACCATCAATCTAGAACGTGTATCTCATATGATCAAAGAACTACGCCAAGATGGAGATAACTTTATCGGGCGTGTCAAGGTTATGGATACACCTTACGGAAATATTGTAAAAAATCTTATGAAGGAAGGCGCAAAGTTGGGCTTTTCTTCACGCGGTATGGGATCGCTAACAAAGAGAAGAGATGGTCTTATGGAAGTCCAGAAAGACTTTTATCTCGCAACTGCAGCTGATATCGTAGCAGACCCTTCTGCACCACATGCTCTTGCTAACGGTATCATGGAAGGTAAAGAATGGGTCTGGGATAACGGCATTCTTATCGAAAGAGAAGTTGCTCAAATCAAAGCGGATATCAATGTGGGATATGGATCAAAGCAAAATCGCGAAGCGGTTCTGCTCAATGCATTTAATAAATTTCTCAAGAATATCTAAATGGCGCGGTTTTATAAATAAACTAGAATAATATTCACAACCCTGAGGAGAATATCAATATGTCAGGTCAGGAATTAAACGTCGAAAAGCTCGACGTGCAAGAAGCAAAAAAGGCGAGCTACGGCGTTAATGCTGAGATCGCTGATCCTACTGGAGTTCAGGCAACAGTTCCAGGTGGCGCAGCTCAGAAAGGTGAGGTCGATGGACCAATGCTTCAGGGCTCAAGCGTAAAGCCATATACAAAGGTCGGTATGATCAATTCGATCCTCGACTCACTTTCAGGCATGAAGAAAGCAGACGTATCAGCTTTCTATGATGCAGCTTTCAAGGGCGACAAGACAAACCCAACACAGGGTTCGTCAGTCAATCCTAAAGAGCGTTCAATTGGCGAATCAACTGTTCGCATTACAGCAGAAGATATCGATGTATCAGACGACATCAAGGCTATCTTCTCTGGAACAGAAGTTTCGGAAGAGTTCATTGCAAAGGCAACAGAAGTTTATACAGCTGCTGTTCTCTCAAAGGTCAATGAGCAACTCGAAGCAGTTGAAGCCAAGTTTACTGATTCGCTCACAGAAGAAACAGCTACAATCAGCGAAGAAATCGTTGAGCGTGTTGATTCATATCTCGACTATGTTGTTGAGCAGTGGATGGAACAAAATGCTGTTGCCGTTGAGCGCGGTCTCAAGGCAGAAATCGTTGAGTCGTTCATGTCAGGCCTGAAGGGTCTGTTCGAAGAGCACTACATCGATATTCCAGACGAAGCAGTTGAAGTTGCTGAAGAGCTAGCCTCAAAGGTTGAAGCTCTTGAGTCAGCTATCAACGAAGAGATCGAAAAGAATGTTGAGCTGACAGCTCAGCTAAAAGAATTCGAACGTGAAATCGCGTTCGCTCAAGTTTCAGAAGGCCTGACAGACACGCAAGTCGCAAAGCTGCAGTCACTTTCTGAAGCAGTTGAATTCGAAAATGTTGAATCATATTCGAAGAAGATTGCTACACTTCGTGAAAGTTACTTCCCAACAAAATCCTCGGCCGGGACGTTGTCAGAATCAGTAACTCTCGATGAGGAACCAGTGGGTGACGGCGAAGTCACTGAAAAGCAGGTTCCAGTTGAAATGGCTGCTTACATGTCTGCGATTACTCGCGGAATCAAAAAGTAAAAGAAAATTAGGAGAAATAGTAAAATGGAATCTCTGAACGAAACAATTCAGAAGAAGTGGCAGCCAGTCCTGGAACATCCTGATCTGGCTCCCATTAAGGACGTTCACCGTCGTAGCGTAGTTGCACAGCTTCTTGAGAACCAAGAGAAGTCAGCCCGCGAAGATGGTTTCGGTTCGGGCGGTTATCGCGCACCAGGTCTCCTGGGCGAAGCTGCTCCAATCAACAGCATGGGTTCATCTTCGTCAACAGCTGGTGACGGCTCGGTCGATACATTCGATCCAGTTCTCATCTCGCTCGTTCGTCGTTCGATGCCTAACCTCATCGCTTACGACATCTGCGGCGTTCAGCCAATGACAGGTCCAACAGGCCTGATCTTCGCAATGCGCTCACGTTACTCAGCTCAGAATGGTTCGGAAGCTCTCTTCAACGAAGCTAACACAACCTTCTCTGGTTCAGCTGCTGGTAACACTGCTTCACGTTTCGTTGTCGGTAACGCTTCTTCTGGACGTGTCCAGGAAGCTAACGACCCAACACTTCGTGCATCAGCTGCTACAACTGGTTCGTATACCGTTTCAACTGGTATGTCACGCACAACTGCAGAGCGTCTTGGCGACGGTACTGCCGCTGGTGGTAACTTCCAGGAAATGGCTTTCTCAATTGAGAAGGTTGCCGTTTCAGCAGTATCACGTGCTCTGAAGGCAGAATACACGATGGAACTCGCTCAGGATCTCAAGGCCATTCATGGTCTCGACGCTGAGACAGAACTGTCAAACATCCTCGCTGCTGAAATCCTCTCGGAAATCAACCGCGAAGTCGTTCGCACGATCAACTACACAGCTTCGGCTGGTGCTCAGGAAAACGTAACAGCTGCTGGTACGTTCAATCTTGACGTTGACTCAAACGGACGTTGGATGGTTGAGAAGTTCAAGGGTCTGCTCTTCCAGATCGAACGCGAAGCTAACCAGATTGCTAAGGCAACCCGCCGCGGCAAGGGTAACGTTCTGATCTGCGGATCGGACGTTGCATCAGCTCTCCAGATGGCAGGCGTTCTGGATTACACTCCAGCTCTTGCTAACAACCTCAATGTTGACGATACAGGCAACACCTTCGCTGGTGTTCTCAACGGACGTATCAAGGTCTATATCGACCCATACTTCGCTTCGTCAGCTGGCAAGCAGTATTTCACACTCGGCTATAAGGGCTCTTCTGCCTTTGACGCTGGTCTGTTCTATTGCCCATACGTTCCTCTCCAGATGGTTCGCGCTGTTGGTCAGGATTCGTTCCAGCCTAAGATCGGCTTCAAGACACGTTACGGAATGGTTGCAAACCCATTCGCAACGTCTTCAGCCGACGGTGCAATCGGCGCACCAAATACAAAGGGTTACAACACCTATTATCGCTTCGTCAAGATTTCAAACTTGATGTAAGAAAAACTCTCCGTGTAGGAGAGGATAATAAGACGGGTTCAAACCGCAAACTGGGGAGCAGAAATGCTCCCCTTTTTTATTATAAATAGTCCTATGAAGTCGTTCTCAAGGTTCCTCGCAGAAGCACCTCTTATGACCAAGATCGGGAGAAAAGAAAAGTTCTCTCTCGAAACTGGTAAACACTTGCCTAAAGAGAAGGCAGGAACTAAGGTAGCAAGCATCGACAAGCAACACGATCTGCATCACTACAAAGATGATGGTCAAGATATCTATGTTGCTCGTCATAAACAAACTGGTGTAGTGCACGCTACAATCTCTGGCAAGCGAAATACTACATCTGGTACATATACAGTTCACACAGCAGACTCTACAGGCGAAGGACCAAAGGTTCATAAAGTATATCGCAAGATTATGCAGTCTGGTCACTCAAAGACGCTCGTAGGTAAAACGCATTCTCCGGGCGGTCAAAAGATTTGGCAGAGCTTGTCGAAGGAACGTGGAGTATCTGTACACGGTTGGCATCACGGCAAAGCACATAATATCGATACACGCGACTCAGAAGATACGCATGTGCCTGATACAGAAGCTAGAGCAGGTCATCTCAAGCATGATCCTGCAGGCAAAACACAATATAAGATGAAGCTTGTTGCTTCTCTTCACAAAAGAAAGACGGCTAAGTAATGTCAGCTGAAGAAAACCAACCAAGAAATATCAACTTTCTTGGACAGAATGGGTTTCGCTTTGCTATCAAGCGTCTTCCCACAGTCAACTACTTTTGCCAGAGCGCAACACTTCCTGCAGTATCAGTAGGTGCGATTGAGAGTCCGACGCCATTTGCGTTTGTTCCGCGTCCAGGAGATCGCATTACTTATGATCCTCTTTCGCTTACATTCAAGGTTGATGAGAATCTAGAAAACTATTTTGAGATTCAGCGCTGGATCGAAGGTCTTGGTCACCCAGATGAGCTAAAGCAAACAGCTGATCTTTCGAGAGAGATTCGTTCGCAGCAAGTTGCGCCTGGCGCAAGACCAGTTGGTTATTATACCACATTTGTTTCCGACGGTGTTCTGTCAATTCTTACCAGCAACAAGAATGTAAACAGAAATATCTTCTTTTACGATTTGTTTCCAATAAGCTTATCAGAACTACAGTTCGAATCCACAAATGTCTCGATTGAATATCTAGAGGCTACGGTAACATTTAGGTACCGCAAATACAATTTGGATATCTGACGGTGTTGACAACTCGTATTATAATGGCATAACATAGTTTTGTCAATACATTTTTAGTGTTGACAAATGGCTTCTTTTAGTGATACTATACATATATGAAACTTGAAGATATCTATGAAATGTGGGACAAAGACTCCAAGTATGACGATCTCAACTTGGACGCCGACTCTCTCAACATCTCCTCCCTCCATGCCAAATACAATCGCCTCCTCTCAGAGACAAGGAGCCAACTCCGTGCATGTCACATTCAGCGAAAAAGTCGTGCTAGCCTTTTGCGCGATTACTATCTTGGCAATCTTAACAATCCCGACGACCTTGAGCGAATTGGTCGACCACCTTATCTTCAAAAGGTTCTGAAGAACGAAGTGCAAGGTTATATCGACGCTGATGAAGACCTTCTAAAGTTAGAAACTCGTATTGCCATGCTCGAAGAGAAAGTAGAAGTGATTGTCGAGATCATGAAGTGTATCCACAAGCGCGGATACGATATCAAGTCCGCCATCGAGTGGAGAAAGTTCACGAATGGATTCTGAGAAAAGAGAACAGGCTAAAAGAAACTTGAGGATCAAATGTGAGTGATATGATTCTTCATAAAATTGATGAAGCATGGTTGAGAGTAGAAGCCGAACCAAGTGTGTTTCGTGAGCTACAAGACTATCTAACATTTGACGTTCCTGGAGCAAAGTTTTCACCCAAATACAAGGCTAAAATCTGGGACGGCCGCATAAAACTTTTAGACGGCAGAACTGGAAAATGTTACGCTGGTCTCGTTCAGGAAGTATCTACATTCTGTGAAGAACGTGACTATAGTATTGATGTTGATCCTGAATTGACTATGACAGAGGAGTTTTCACTTGCAGAAGCTAAAGAGTTTGCAGACGGTCTCAATCTTCCGTTCGTGCCTCACAATCATCAGCTACGCGCTTTTGCTCTTGCTATTCGTAACAGTCGCGGTATTCTTATCAGTCCTACTGCTAGTGGCAAGTCTCTGATTGCTTATCTTATCACGAGGTTTTATCTTGACAACTTTCAAAGTCGTATTCTTATTCTTGTACCAACTATTTCTCTGGTGCATCAGCTCCGTTCTGATTTTGCTGATTACGGGTTTGACGTTGATAATGGAGTTCATTTGGTCTTTGGAGGACAAGATAAGCTCTCTTCAAAATCAGTTACAATATCAACGTGGCAATCGGTTTACGAACTTCCTAAATCGTATTTCGAATCGTTTGATGTAATCATCGGTGACGAAGCGCATCTGTTCAAAGCGCAGTCACTCACTAAGATTATGACAAACATGACTGGAACAAAGTATCGTTTCGGTATGACGGGAACACTAGACGGTTCTCAAGTAAACGAGTTAGTGCTTACGGGTTTGTTTGGTCCTACACACAAGATCATTGATACAAAGGAACTTATTGAAGATGGTAAACTTGCTTCAATCAAAATCAAAGTTCTTATGCTCATGCATCCAATGGCTGAGTGCAAGAAGTTGGCTGGCGGAACCTACCAAGATGAAGTCGAGCACATTATTTCTTATAAACCTCGCAATCAATTCATTCGTAATCTTGCTGTATCTCTCAGGGGGAATACACTAGTTCTCTATGCTTATGTTGAGAAGCATGGGCAAATCATCTACGATCTTATCAAAGACAAATCTGGTGAACGTAAAGTGTTCTTCGTGCACGGTGGAGTTGACGGTGAAGAGCGCGAAGCTATCCGTGGTATCGTAGAGAAAGAAAACGATGCGATCATCGTCGCTTCTTACGGAACGTTCTCAACAGGCATAAATATCAAGAACCTTCATAACATCATCTTTGCAAGTCCCACTAAAAGCCGCATCAGAACTTTCCAATCAATCGGTCGCGGGCTCCGTATCTCAGATACCAAAGATAGCATGGTGTTGTTCGACATTGCTGATAACTTGTCAACGAGTAAAGACAAGAAAAACTATACACTAAACCATCTTATTGAACGTGTAAAAATGTATAACAGTGAGGGATTCCCTTACGAGCTGCATACTATCAAGCTCAGGAGTGACAATGGATCAGGGCGAAGTATACTTTTTGAAGATGAATAATGGTGAGGATCTGCTCGTCCAACTTGTCGGCGATGAAGAAGATTGCTTGTGGGTTACACAACCTTATCGTGTTGAACTTATGCCGTCTGTAACCAACATGACCGTTACGACTTCTATTATGCGCTGGATTCCGTTTGAGAGTCTAATGGATGAAAAAGTTCGTATTAGCAAGGCATACATCTTGACATACATGATGGTTGATGATATAGTAGCAGATAAGTATCTCAATACAATCAATGAACAAGCGAGAGAGGAGAGAGCCCGAGCCATGGAGCGCCAGAAAGAAGTGGCAAAAAGAATGAGAACAATTCTAGGCGCTAACACTTCAGGATCCTTACACTAATGAACAAAGTAATCAAACCAAAAGCTAAGAAACACTACGTCAACAATAAAGACTTGTATGCCGCTATGGTTGAATACAAGAAACTCGTTGTCGAAGCTAAAGATACTGGCAAGCAAAATCCTCGTATTCCTCACTATATTGGCGAGTCGATTATGAAGATTGCAACACATCTTGCCTATCGTCCTAACTTTGCAAACTACACGTTTCGCGAAGAGATGATTTCAGACGGTATCGAAAACTGCTTGCTCTATATCAACAACTTCGATCCGAGCAAGTCACAGAATCCTTTTGCTTATTTCACTCAGATCATTTACTTTGCTTTCATTCGACGTATTCAAAAAGAGAAGAAGCATCTTTATACAAAGTATGCTGCTATCGAATATGCCAATATTATGGGCGAAACATCAGAAGCACAAGACGGCGACCGTAGCAACAACTACGATACAGATATCAAATACGGCGAGTGGTCGAAAGAACAGATGGAAAAGTTTATGGCTGACTTTGAAAATAGCAAAGGAATCAAGCGCGGGAGCAAGAAAGCTACAGCATGAAGATTGCTATTATTACTGATACGCATTGGGGCGTTCGCAATGACCACCAAGCGTTTATTGAAAACAACAAGAGATTCCTAGATGAGATATTCTTACCCTATATCGACTCTCATAGCATTAGCACTGTTATCCACCTCGGTGATCTTGTTGATCGTCGTAAATTTCTCAACATCAACACAGCTAAACGCCTGCGTTCAGATTTTATACAACCACTTCACGCGCGAGGCATCCGTCCACATCTCACAATCGGAAACCACGACACCTATTACAAGAATACGAATTCAGTCAACTCCATTCGAGAGTTTTACGAACATGACTTTATCATCTATGAACGAGCCGAAACCGTAGAGTTCGATGGTGTACCTATTCTACTAATGCCATGGATCTGCGATGACAATCGTGATCATGCACTTGAAACTATAAGGACTACAAATGCTCAAATCTGCATGGGACATCTTGAGCTATCAGGTTTTGAAATGTATCGAGGTAGTCCGCTCAGCCATGGTGATGACCCTAGCCTTTTTGGTCGGTTTGATTTGGTATGCAGTGGTCATTACCATAGGCGCTCTACTAGTGGTAACATTCATTATCTTGGTAGCCACGCTGAGTTTACTTGGAGCGACTACGACGACCCTAAAGGATTCCATATCTTGGATACTGAGACTCGTGAACTTACGTTCATAGAGAATCCACACAAGATGTTTCGTAAGCTTTGGTATAATGACAAAGACAAATCTACAGAAGAAGTTCTGGAGCGTGACTTCAGCAAGTATGCTGGTTCGTATGTCAAGTTGATTGTTACCAACAAAGACAATCCTCTAAACTTCGATTTGTTTACCACAAAGCTATATGAAGCTGCGCCAATCGAAGTTACCATTGTTGAAGATCATCGCAATATGGATTCGATTAGTGAATCTGATCTCGTCAATGAAACAGAAGATACACTTACCATTTTGTCCAAGTATATCAAGACAATTGAAAGCAATGTAGACAACGAAAAGCTTGACAATCTCATGCGTTCGTTGTACCATGAAGCATTGCAAATGGAAACAGAGTGATGGACTTCGTAGAAAACGAAATCTATATTGATCGCCAAGGCAACGAGTATAAGTATTTACATAAGACTGGCGGCGTAACAGTATTTGAAGACAAGGATGGTAAGCGTATCGTTCAGCACTTCTCTGGACGATACAGATGGGATGGTCAAGATCATCCTCGTGACATTATTGGAAAGAAATGATTCACTTCAAAAAAGTCCGTTGGAAGAACTTTCTTTCTACTGGCAATGCATTCACAGAAATTCAATTAGACAAGAATGACTCTACCCTTATCGTTGGTGAAAACGGCGCGGGTAAGTCAACGATGCTTGACGCCTTGTGTTTTGGTTTATATGGTAAACCATTTCGCAAGGTAAAGAAAGACCAGCTTATCAATTCTGTAAACGGTCGTGATGTTCTTGTCGAGATTGAGTTCAGCACACACGATCATCAATACACTATTAGACGCGGAATCAAGCCAAGTCTATTTGAAATTATAGAAGATGGTGTATTGATTGACCAAGACGCAGCTGCACGCGACTATCAGGAAATGCTTGAGAAACATATTCTCAAACTAAGCCAAAAGTCGTTTACGCAGATTGTGATTCTTGGTTCATCGTCGTTCGTTCCGTTCATGCAACTGACTACGAACGTTCGGCGTGAAGTCATCGAGGATCTGTTAGATATCCGCGTCTTTTCCTCGATGGCACTTCTTTTGAAAGATCGTATCGCAACCAATCGTTCAGAATATACGATTGTTGATAACGATATTACAAATACTGCAAACAATATCAAGTTGCAGGAAAAGTTGCGTAAAGACCTAGCTCAAGAAAAGAGTGAGAAGATCGATGAGTATCTTAGCCGTATTGAAGCAGCTCGTAAAGCCGTCGTGCGTGACGAAGCGGAAGCTGCTACTCTCGAAGCTGAAATTGACGAGTATCTTGAGCAGATCGACGACAAAGATTCTGTAAGCACACGTATCCAAAAGATCCTTACGCTGGAGTCAAATCTTGAGAAGAAGAAAGCGAATGCTCGAAAAACAATCAAGTTCTATCACGACAACGACGAGTGTCCTACCTGTACACAAACAATCGACGCTACTATCAAGTGCGATAAGATCGAGGAAAAAGAAAAGATCGTTGTCGAAGTTGATGATGCATTGCAAACACTCCAGAGT